CCGGAAAGACTAGCTCCGCCTCCGCAAAGGTATTGACCTCTCCGCCCACCGGGGGACGGGGCAGGGTCACCACCGCGGTCCACTTGGGATTGTCGGCGCCGAGGGCCACCCCGCCGCGGGGTTGGAATTCCATGGTGGACTCCGCCCCGGCGTTCTCCCACAGGAAGCGGCAGAGGCCATCGGCGGACCAATCTTGGATGGCCACCACATCAAGCTGGAAGCTCTCCTTCCCAAGGGCGGTAAAGCTCCCGTCCGGGCAGAGGGTGGCGTACTCAATCACCTCTTGACTCGGGGTGATGGTGACGGCCGACACATGGCACTCATACTCAAGGTCGGTGCCGGGGGCGCCGGGGTCCTCAAGGGTAAAGAGGACCGCGGTCATCACAAGGGGGTCGGCGGCAATGGCTACCATGAGGTCCTCCTAGGGTTGGGCTATCACAAGGTTGCGGGTAAGTGTAAGGGTGGCGGTGAGGTAATCGGTCCCCGCTATGGTAAGGGCGGCCGGCCCGCTCACGCTACCAATCACCCATTGACCGGCGGCGCCCGATATCACCTCCACGATGACCGATTCCAAGAGAGCCTCCAGGTCGGAGAGGCTCACCCCGGCGGCCACCTTGCCGGTGATGAGGATTACCCCAAAGCCCACGCGGGCATGGAGGTCCGCGCCTAGTTGCCGATTGGGGATGACCCATTCGGTGGCCGGCACCACGATGGCGGCCGGCGGGGATACATGGCCCTCCGAGGGGGACTCCCGGACCTTGATACCAAGGCCGGTGAGGATGGCGCCGAGGTCGGCGCGGGCGGTGCCGAGGGCGGAGGCCACCCTAGGCCATCCCTTGGCGGTGGTCCCGGTAGCGGTCTAGGGCAGGGATGACCCCCGCTAGCCAATCGCGGGTGACGCGGAGGGGGACGCCGGCAAGGTCCAAGGCGGAGCTAATACCAAGGGGCGCTTGGCGCCGATGGTACATATCCGCGGCCGCGGTGAGGGTGGCGGTGTAGACCTCGGGCGGGAGTGGGGGGAGAGGAGGGTCCGCCGGGGGGGCCACGCCATCCTCATACTCCCGCCCGAGGTAGCGCAGTACCGCCGCGTTGGCGGCGGCCGCGCTGCTAGTGACCCATGGGTCCGCCGGGTCCCCGCCCACATGGGTGGCAAGGTCGGCCGGGGTGACTATCTCCAAGAGGAGGGCCATGGGGTCCTCCTAGACCGCGGTCTCCTTGAGGCTTCCCCGCCGCGCCCCGGTAGCCAAGTAGGCCCACAGGCCCACCCGGATAGAGGCCGGCGCACCCGCTCCTTGGTCAAAGGAGAAGCGGGCAATGGAGGACTCAAAGATAGCGAAGTCACTCCTCCGCCCGGTGACCGCCACCGCGGTGGTGGAGGCCCATGAGTGGATGACCGGGACCCCGAGGACCGAGGCGCCTGCGCCCCCGTTCCCCTGTTCCCCGGATGCGTTGCTCGGTCCGGCCCATGGCACCAGGAGCCTCCCGGCCGAATCGGCTTGCTTGAGGAGGGAGGCGTAGAGGCCCGAGGGGAGGAAGGTGGCCTGCGCCGGCATAAAGACTGCGCCCTGATGGGCGATGACCATATCCACGATTCCGGCGTGGGGGGTGGCCGCGGTGAGGGTGACGGAGAGGTCCGTACTGCCGGCCTCCACCGCAGTCTTGACCGCCGCCTCCGAGGTCTGCGCGTATGCCTCCATGAGGTCATTGAGAATCATGGACTCTGCCGCGGGGTCCGCCCCATCAAGGACCTGCCGGGAGACCGCGGTCTCCCCCCCGTAGAGGAGCGGGGTGATGGTCACCGCGGTGGTGCCAAAGTCCGAGGCCGCGGGGTTGACTCCCTCGGCGCTCTGCGCGGCCACGGTGGTGGAGGTGGTGACCTTGGGGTAGATGCGCGGGCGGGCATCGGTGATGGTGAATCGGTCGTAGAAGCTGCCCATGGGGCGGCCCTTGAGGATGCGCTCGATAAGGAGACCCGGCATATATTCGCTCGGGTACGCCCCCGGAATCTCGGAGGAGAGGACCTCCCCGGCTCGGCCAAAGGTCTCCTCCACCGTATCGCGGAGGAAAGCGTAGTGGCGGTCCTGCCGCTCATGGGCGGCGGTGTCCCCCTGCCATGCGTGGTAGGCGTCCGAAAGGAATCCATGCTCACTCCGCGGCCCGTACACAAGCTCGGGGCGGGTGATGCTCACCGAGGGGGTGACGGTGCGGAGGGTGGCGGCCTCGGCGTCCCGGCGCTCGGCGGAGAGGGCGGTAGCCTGCGGGGCTTCCGGCTCCTTGGGAGGCTCGGGGGTTGGCTCTGGCTCGGGAGTCTCTCGGGTGTCCATGGTCTCCTCACTCCTTGCGGCGACTCGGGCCGCGTCATAGGCGGGGGTCAAGGCGCCGGCAATGGCCGCTAGTCGGGCGGCCTTGTGGACCATAGCACCGTCCCGGCTTTTTGCGGACTTGGATGGGACGAACTCAATGCTTACCCCGTTGGCTCCGAGGCGGACCCGCTCGGCATAGTCATGGGCGGCGGGTGTGTCGCGTAGCTCGGCGCGGAAGCTCACCCCGGCGGCGTCCTCCCGTAGCTCGGTGACGGCCCCGAGGAAGGCTCCGCCGTGGGACTCCATAAAGGGAAGGCGGGCGCCGTCCTCTCGGGCCATCCACCGGCCCACCTCCTCGCGGAAGGCGCCCGCCGCAAAGGTCTCCCGGTAGCCCGAGGGGGACTCCCAAGTCTGCCCGTAGGGGACCGCGGTGCCCTCAATGATGGGACCCCTTCCAGGTGCCTCCGCCTCCTCGGCGCGGAGGACGGCGGGGCTAGTGGTCCATAGCGGGGTGGTCATGCTTGCGCCTCATCCAAGATTGATTGCGCCTCCACTTGAGGCAATGATGCGCCCGCCGGCTCAAGCGGTCCATACCCCTCTTGCGAGCGGACCTCCTCCACGGTGAGCCATGGGCGGTCACCGCTTAGGGCTAGTTGCCATGCTTGGTAGCGGGTGTATTGCTCCCCGCGGGTGAGGGGCGCGGGGTCCATGACCATGCGCCGGACGCCGGGGAGGATATCGCTTATGAGGTCCTCCACCCCGCGGAGGTAGTCCCCGAGGGTAAAGCGGATAAAGGCAAGCCCCTCGGACTCGGTAGTCCGGTATGTGGTGGGGTCCCCGGCCGGCGCATTGAGGAGGGCGGTGCCTACCCCAAAGTAGCGGCCGATATCCGCGACTAGCTCCCGGCGGGCTTCCACCGCGCTTTGCTCGGTGGGGTCCGCGCCCCACTCTTGGGCCTTGGCGCCCTTGCCGAATACCGCGGGGTAGTCCGGCCCGCCGGCTCGGCGGTCCCGCCACCGGGCGGCAATCTCATCGGCTTGCGTCCCCGTTAGCTCGGCCTCGGTGGATATCACCGTGGTGGGCGGGCCGCCGGCTTGCCAGTAGCGGGAGGCGTATCCCTCGGCGGAGAGGGCGGAGGCAAAGCTCATGCGGGCAAGGTTGAGGAGGCCGCCGATGGTATCCGGCACGATGGGCCACGCGGCCCGGCGGATGGTAAAGATATCGGACGGGGGGACCTCAAGATTGCGGCCTACTTGGTAATGGTCCGGGATGGTGACCCCAAAGGTATCCACCCCGCCCACCGCCCGGACTTGATTGGGGGGGATGGGGACCAAGGACCATGGGACGCCCTCGGGGTCCCGTCCGCCCACCGCCCAAAGGTGGCAAGTGTTGTGGAGGGCCATGGTGGCCGCCACCCTCCAGGTCCATTCCCGGCGAGTCATGGACTCCATGGGGCGGGCCACCAAGCGGGAGGACGGTAGTTGGAGGGTGCCGCGCCACTCGCCCCACTCAAGGATTGAGAGGCCGCCGGCAATGATGCTTACGCACCGATTGATGGCGGAGAGGCCAAGGGCGGATTGCTCGGTAAGGCCGTAGGGGTTGACCCCGCCCATGGTCCCAAAGTGGACCAAGTGCGGGGCTTGGCTCTCGGGGAGGGCGTCCCGTAGGAGGAGCTTGGCTAGCCTATCGGTCCACGCCATTGCCCGAGTCTAGCCCCTAGGGGGTGATAAAGGTGAGGACAAAGGCGGCCAGTCC